GTTTCATTCCTTGGTTCTTCGGACAACGTTATTGCGCCTGAAGTTATAGAAATGCAACTTAAAATGAATGTCCGTGTTCTTCCCGATGATTGGAATTTACGTGATGAGTTTGTAAAGGAAACTTGGATTTGGAAAGACCCAATACCTGGACATAGGTACATATGTGCCGTTGACCCTTCTTCGGGTGCAGCAGACGATAGAACCGCTATTGAAATATTTGATGTTGACGCTATTGATGATAATGGATTTCCTTGTGTTGACCAAGTTCTAGAATACTATGGTAAAAAAACTGGCGATGAAATAGGTGAAATGGTTTCGCTATATGCGATGACATATAATGAGGCGTTGGTTGTTGTTGAGTGTATTGGCGGTTACGGAGATGCTACGGTTCTTACACTTCAAAGATTGAACTATCCAAATCTTTATTACGAACAGCCAAGTCTTAAAAGTTATACCATTGAACGTGCGTATTCAAAATTTAATCTTAAACCAGGTGACCAGTTGCCTGGCTTTAGAAATAATGCTTTACGCACACAAATGATTCAGTCATTCATAACAGTAGTTAAAGAAAACGTCTTTAAAATACGTTCAATGCGTGTTATCAATGAAATGGAGACGTGGATTTACAAAAACGGAAGACCTGACCATATGGACGGATGTCACGATGACTCACTTACATGTTTGTCAATGGGTATATTCATAATGAACTTTTTCTTACTTAAAAATGAAAAAGATAAATCAAAAGACATGTCTATTGTTAAGTCATGGTACGTAAATAACACACGAAACTCAAACCTCCCAAAACATCAGTTGGAAAATTCGATAAACATGGCAATGGAAAGAAAAATGCCATTCTTCAGTAGTAGGCAGATTGAGAAAGAGGAAGCAAGAAGAATAAATGCAATGATATTGCTTGGTGGTTTCAGAAAGCGTTGAAAACATGGGAGAAAAAGATTAACATTATAAAAACGAATAATAAAAATGGCTAAAAATAAACCTACAATATTTCAAAAACTAAGTTATGTTGTTGGCGGAAATTCCGGTCTTACAAATCTTAGGAATAATGTCAATGTTTATGACTTGAAAGATAGTGATGTTCTTTTTAAAACAAAAGACCGTGCTGAGTACGAGCGCAAGTCTCTTGAATTGAAACAACAGAAACTTCTCGCAAACCAATGGAGGAGGGCGCAGTTGGATTTGAATAACAAATCCCTGGCCGGACTTAATGAGGTCAAGATGATGTATCGTGATGCTGACCTTATGGATACTTTTCCTGAAATCGGTGCAGCACTTGATATAGTTTCAGAAGAAGCGACTTATATAAAAAACCAAGGTTTCATGGTTAATGTTTCCTCAAAATCCGAACGAATTAAGTCTATCCTTCAAGACCTTCTTGTTAATAGGCTTATGATTAACACGATGCTACCAATGATTTGTCGAAGCATGTGTAAGTACGGAAATAATTTCATGCTTTTGAATGTCACGTCTGACAATGGAATAATTGGATGGAAACAATTGCCTGTTTATGAGATTGAACGTTATGAAAATGGTATGGAGAACCCGTATGTTGGTGGATTTGCTTCGATTACAGCAAACACTGAAGAAAAAAAGTTTGACACAACGAAGTTTCTTTGGGTAGAACAAACAACATATACCACATACCCTAATTGGCAGATAGCGCATTTCAGACTATTATACGATTCATTATTCTTGCCATATGGCGTAAGTTTCTTGCATAAGGCAAGAAGGCATTTCAGAATGTTGTCAATGATGGAGGACATGATGCTTATTTATCGTCTTGAACGCTCAATTGAAAGGCGTGTGTTTAAAATTAATGTGGGTGCAATTGATGAAGCCGATGTACCTGCATATGTTCAAGAAATTGCAAACAACTTCAAAAGAACACCAGTCATTGACCCGCAAACAGGGCAACTAGACTTAAGAAAAAACCTTTTGAATGTTTCTGAGGACTTCTTTATTCCCGTGCGTGATGAAAATGCCGCAAATCCTATTGATACGTTACAGGGTGCTCAAAATATGACAGCAATGGACGATATTAAGTTTGTGCAAGATAAGGTTATGACAGCATTAAGAGTGCCTAAATCATTCTTGAACTTTGAAGAAGCACAAGGTGATGGCAAAAATCTTTCACTTATGGACGTAAGGTTTACGAGAACCGTAAACCGTATCCAACAGGCATTGCTTATGGAACTTAACAAAATTTGTGTGATTCACCTTTACTTGCTAGGTTTTAAAGATGACCTTATGAATTTTTCACTTACGATGAACAACCCTTCTTCTCAGGCAGAAATGCTTGAAATTGAAAACATGGCAAAGAAAGTTACAACGGCAAAAGATGCTATGACGGATGGTGGAAATGGAATACCGCTAATGTCAGCAACTAGGGCTTGGAAGGAAATCATGGGATGGTCGGATAAGGAAATACAGGATAACCTTGAAGAATTGCGTCTTGAACGTGCTCTTGCCGCAGAACTTGAAAAGACAGAACAAATTATTAAGCGAACAAAAATATTTGACCCAGTTGATAACATCTATGGAGAAATCGGAGCAGAATATGGCGACTCTGCAGGTGGTGAAGAGGGTGGCCCAGAAGGCGGAGGTGGAGGAGGCTTCGCTGGTGGCGGCGGTGCTTTTGACCCAGGTATGGACGATACAGCGGGTGATGATATGGGTGCTGAGGGTGAAATGGACATGAATGACGCAGTTGGCGAAGAAGAAGCAATGGGTGGAACGCCACCTGAGGGTGGTGATGAAGAACAACCACCAATGGGTGAAACTCAGATGAAGCGAATGCTTAAAAACATGCTGAATGAACAAAAAACAATCAACAGTGGCAGAAAACGTAAAACACCAAAAAGCGGATTTGCTGATTTGTTATTGAAAAAGATAACAGAAGAAAAACGTGCAGAAGAAAAAAAGACAGAAAATATTCCAATTCTTAACAATAATTTCCTCATCAACGAAGATTTAAACAACATAGCAAAAGAACTTGACAATATTACAAGTAATGATGAGAAATAAACTATTTATAGTTAAATAAAGATAAACTAATGTGAATAAAATGGCATTTAACGAAAAATATGAACAAATACGTCATCAGATTAACGTGCTTACGCAACAAGCATTAAAAAAACTTCAAGACGAAGACTATAACGGTTTCAAGAACGATTGGGAAGAAGCAAATAGACTGAAGTTGAATCTTGACGGATATATGTCAAGTGAAAATGGCATTATGGAGATGAAATACGGACAAAACCTAAATATGGGTATTATTATGGATGTCATTCTTGAAAATATGTCCAAAGTGGTAAATGAAGGCAACAAGAGAAAAGCGAGACAAATTGGTAATATTGTTAATGAAATCAAAAATGATAAGGTGTTGTTTGAACAATTCAAGGTTTATAATTGTTTTACCAATAAGGATACATGGTCAGGCGTTAATCCGGAATATTCAGAAAAATATGTTAACGAGGTTGCTTCTTCAATTAAGCCAATGAGTCTGAAAGAAGCGAAGTCGCATAACAGAAAACTTATTGAAATGATTATAAAAGGTGGGCTTGATGAGAATATCGCAATTGATGATGAGACAATTAACCTGTATGAATCAATTGAGTGCATTTTATTTAAGAGGAACATTTTTTCGGAGTTGAAGCAACTTACAGAGGCTAAGGAACAAATTTCAGAATATCTTCGTGAACATGTAATTACAGAGAAAAAAGAAACCACTGATTTTAACGCAAAACTTTCTGAATTGTCTGAAAAATATGATAAAGAACTTAACGATGATGAAAAACAACTTATTGAAAAAGTTCAAAATTGTCAAGATAAAGAACAGATGTTTAACGACTATAAAGCAAAAACCATTAGTACGCTTTCAGAAAGCATGAAAAAGTATGAAGGAAACGATAAAGCAGAACTTCAGGAGGTAATTAATAACATTAACGAAAAGAAATTCAACGAAAAAACAATACTTGTTGATTTAGCAGAAATGATTGAGGTTATGAATGTGATGAAAGATTAAGCCTTAAAAAACTTAGGTATCAATAAAATGCGGTCAAATAAGGCTGCATTTTATTTGTTTATAATATATTTATAAGAAAAAAGATAAAAAATTATGTCCACAATACATAAACTTGAACAGTTGAACGAAATAAAGGCAGGTCAAACGGGTTTTGGTCTGCTTATTGAGAATGATGGACACATTATAGGCCACAAAGACACAATTCTTCAAATCAAGGAAGATATTGCACACCATGACAAGTTCGTCATTCCAGATGATTTCATTGTTTCTGCTGTTTTTCAGAAATACGGCGTTAAGAATGCTAATGGAAGAATTTAT